CATATACCCTAACTTCGATGCTGGTTGTTACCACTTTGTTGTTAGGTCCATGCCGGGCGTTGGTGAATTACACCACGTCTGCTGTAGCCAAATTGTTATTTGACTATATAAGCAATCGGCATCGTGGAGCCATCATTCTGCAGATGAGTGGCTCCGCAATAGGACTGATACTCTTCTTCCTATCAGGCCTTGAAGCGTCTCTAACGGCTGTTGCCATAGCATATATCCTTTCCCAAGGGTATCATGTTAACATGTTTGTTGATATGTTATTCTCACGATATATATATGCAAGGAGATCGCGTCAAGGTGTCCCCCAGTTTCATTTTCGCAGTGCGTTGATGGATCTGTCGTTGCCACATGTCAAACCAGATTCAAGGAATCCCCATGGTGATGATGCCGCTATGCGCACCACCGCTTCGGATTTCTGTAGACGGTTTGCATCATACGTCGGTCGCGTTCCATTCTTCTACCAGATGAGTGCTGCTGACCAGCGTAAGGGCAACGCAGGGTCACGCTCCTACTATTGGGCCAAGGATTTCACTTCCGAGGCTAGTATGGAGATGCCTGGTGAGGGAAATCTTGTCGTCATGATCGATGTAGATTATTACATTGACATGAACGCATTTCTCAGTTCACATTTCCTGCCCGTGCTAATTTACACCTTCCAACCGGAAGCCGTTAGTGACGAGCATCATTATCAATCTTCATTTGCGTTTAACCACGACAATGAAGTAATGGTGTCCGTCAGTGGGTCTGCGCAATATCAACATCGTGTTTGGTCATATCAGACTGACTCCATTATGGTAACGTTCAGCTTTTTCGGAATTCGTCTCATCACATCTACGTATCTTATTGACCGTAGATCGATAGGAAGGCATCGCGAGATAGTCTTACTTACTCCTCTGGAGCGGTGGTTTTGGCCTGAAGCACCGTTGATACCTTGGATTGTGAATACTGGACCGCTATCATACTATAAAGTCAATGATGGTGAGTTCAATGTTCTTCAGGTAAAGCGCGAAGATGGCATGTTCGTCTCAATAGGACGTCCTGCTTCGTATAACTCAATAGCTATACCGTCTCGCCTTCACGATGGGTTCATGGACATGAGCATAAGTAAATATGGTCTCCAAGTGGCTACAATAGCCAAACAGATAATGCCATATCTGTCCGGAGATAATATTCATCTTGATGCGAATACCCATGGAGCTATGCTTAAGAACTATTTCTCAACCAAAGTTGTTAGACCTATGCTTACCGTCTTTCCTGTCACTCATGCAGTTAAGCGTTATCGATATAACGATACTTCACCAATTGAGGACAAGAAGACGGCTGTCGTAGCCTTCATGAGCCCCCTGGTTGACGGTGCGTTCTCTCCTGACATCTCTGTCGGCAATGCCGAGCGAGCTGTCGCGAAACGCATTGTTGAACTGGGAGCTGATGTCAAGATGACCAGGTTTATCAGTAATTGCATTGATGAATTTCTTGCTATACTGATTCCCACGCCCCACGTGGGCCACCCGGTAGACATTACGGAAGTTTTCGACCGACAAAGCCGGCCTTCTCAGAGGGTGCTTCTTAATCTTGCTGATTATGATGTTGCCAAGCGTATCGTCACGTCTTTCATCAAGTCCGAGGCGTATAGTGGCGTTAAGGATCCACGCGTTATATCACCCGTCAATGCGGTTGATAAACGTGATTGGTCAATGTTTACATACTCTTTTGCAGACTTTCTGAAGACTGAGCAGTGGTATGCGTTTGGTCGTCCACCAGTGGAAATAGCCAGTCTAGTAGCTTCTGTGTGCAGCCAAGCATGCCACAGTGTTACGAAGACGGATTATAGCAGGTGGGACGGATGGTACGGTGATATACTTAGGGAATTTCACCGTCGTATGTACCTCCGTTACTTCTCCATCATATGGCATTCAATTGTTATGGATCTATTCGATTCTGGATTTGATATGCCTGGAAATTTGATGGGAGTTCGCTATAACACTGAAAGCAAGATAAACTCGGGCAAGGCAAACACCTCCATTGACGGTTCCACTGGCAATAAGTTTATTGCCTATCTGGCACACAGGATGTCCAAGGTTAACGGACGGTTCAAAACGCCTTTTGAAGCGTATTACAGTCCGGGAATCTATGGGGGTGACGATGGGTTGACTGCCGACATTGATCCTGAGATATATCTCAAGGCATCACGTTCGGTCGGAACAAGGCTCAAGGCCGAACCAGTCCTACGGGGTAGTTTCGGAATTGAGTTTCTGAGCCGTATGTATGGTCCTGATATTTGGACCGGTGATCCTGTTTCATGTTGCGATATCGTTCGACAACTGAGCAAGCTCCATACGACCGTCAACCTGCCGGATAATGTGACACCTGAGGCAAAACTTTATACTAAAGTTTTGTCCTACCTTCCGTCCGATAAGAATACTCCTGTTATGGGCACATATTGTGAGAAAGCATTTTTCTTGTTCCGCAAGAAATATGACTTGCAATATCGCACCAAGTTGCAACACCAGGCTTGGGATTCTAGACGTTATTGGGATTTCTTTAACTTTGATGTCCAGTATCCAAATGAGCCTCGGGATTGGATTGACGAGTATGTTATTGCGGCCCTCACGGAGCACTGTGGCTTTGATTTTGAGGGTTGGATGGAATGGATGGAGGCCGTCAAGGATATTGACGACCTCCTTAAATCCCCATGCTTTGGTGAAATCATCCCTTCAATTACTGAAGAGGTGATCATCAATGAAGAGTTGCATGGGGTCGCTCCTGGTAAGCGTTCAGAGGATAAGAAATCCTCTGACTCTAAGCGCAAGACGTCCATTAAGCGCGGAGAGCGCGGACACCAGAAGCGAGACGCTAAGCGTCGTAACTAGTCCTATCATGTTGGCCATTACGGGCGCATGGCCAACTAATTACTTTAAGTATGTCTAAGGTTAATAACCGCTCTAAGAACACGAATCAGACAGTCCAGGACAATGCCCGACGGCTCAAGTTGCTCGAACGGGATCTCCAGAAAGCGCGA